GCACATTGATGACGACTGGCTGGAGCCGCTGAATGAAGCCTTCCAACGGTACGAGATCAACACACCCCTGCGGATGGCTGCATTCATCGGCCAGTGCGCCCACGAGTCCGGAAACTTCAAGACCCTGCAGGAAAACCTGAACTACAGCGCCGAGGGCTTGTGCCGGGTCTGGCCGAGCCGATTCCCGTCTCTGGAGGCTGCCAAGCCCTACCACCGTGACCCCGACAAGATCGCCAACAAGGTTTACGGTGGCCGGATGGGCAACGGCACCGAGGAGACCGGCGAGGGCAGCCTGTACAAGGGCCGAGGCCTCATCCAATTGACCGGCAAGGACAACTACACCCTGTGTGGCGATGCGCTGGGCCAAGACTTCATCCACTCCCCCGACCTGATCCTCTCCCCCAAGTACGCAGCCCTGAGCGCGGCGTGGTACTGGAACAAGCGTGGCCTGAACAAAGAGGCCGATGCCAAGGACTACACTGGGATGACAAAGAAGATCAACGGTGGGACAATTGGTCTCGAAGACCGCATCAAGCACATCAACCATGCGTTGGCCGTGCTCACCTAAGAGGAAGCCACAATGACAACCCCATCTTGGGTTCTGACCTATGACAGTCTGACAAGCACCGTCCTCCAGTATTTGGAGCGAAAAGACGCTGCCGTGGTCGACGCCATCCCGGTGTTCATCTCCTTGGCTGAGTTCGAAATCGCGCAGGAGATCAAGACCCTTGGGCAGCTGCAGGTCGCCAACTCAGCCATGGAGTCGGGCAACCCACTCCTCCAAAAGCCTGCCCGGTGGCGCAAGACAGTGTCCATGAGCGTGACCGTGGACGGCAAGAAGCTTCCGGTCTACCTGCGCAAGTACGAGTACCTGAAAAACTACTGGCCCGATACTAGTCAGACTAGTATTCCGGAGTTTTACGCCGACACTGATTGGGACCACTGGTTCATCGCGCCAACACCAGACACAGACTATGCGTTTGAGGTGCTGTACTACGAGCGCGTGGCCCCTCTGAGTTCGACAAACCAAACCAACTGGATCACCCAGAACGCCCCGAACGCAATGCTGTTTGGAACCCTGCTGCAAGCGATGCCGTTCCTTAAAAACGACCAGCGCACCATCTTTCAGCAGAAGTACACCGAGGCACTCCAATCACTCAAGACTGAGGATGTGGCGCGTGTTGGTGATCGTCAAGCCGTCGCAGTGGATTCCTAATCATGACCAGCTATGTAAACCCATACACCGGACAAACCATCAGCCCATCTCAAGTGGGCTACGAGGCTTTGTCCATCTCCGTCAGCACCGAACTCCAGTGGCCGATCAACGGCAACACGAGCGATGTCGTCGCCAACATCATTGAGGTGAGTGCGACCACAGCAGGCCTGAACCTGATCATGCCTGCGGCCACTCAAGTCTCCGTGGGCCAGAGCACGCTGATTCGCAACACTGGCGCGAATTCGTTCACCGTGGTGGACAACGGCAACAACGCCATCGTCTCGATTGCGTCCGGCGTCGCAGAGTACATCTACGTCACCGACAACTCGACGGTCAACGGCTCTTGGGAGTCCGTCACCTTTGGTGCTTCGACGTCAACGGCAAACGCTGCGGCCCTTGCTGGCAAAGGCCTCAAGGCCGTCAGCACGACCTTGAACACCGTCACCCCTGTGTCGACCTTCTCCTCAAACTACACCCTGCTTCCAGCGGACCAGTCATCGCTTTATGTGTGGACTGGTGGGGCTGGCACGGTGACGTTGCCATCGGCGGCTGCCGTTGGGGCCAGCTGGTACGTCATCATCAAAAACGATGGCACAGGCATCTTGACCGTCTCGACAAACGGCACCGACACAATTGATGGCGAAATCACTGCGCAGCTGCAAATTGCTGAGTCGTTTGTTGTCGTCTCCAATGGATCAAACTTCTACAGCTACGCCTACGGTCAGTCGGCCACGTTCTTCTTCACGCAACTCTCAAAATCGGTGACTGGCGGTGTTGTCACCCTCACGTCGGCTGAGGCTGCCAGCATCATCCAAGAGTACCAAGGCGTGTTGACATCAAACTGCACGGTGGTTGTTCCTCCGACCGTTCAGCTGTACTCCTTCAGAAACGACACAACAGGCTCGTTCTCCCTCACGTTCACAACCGGTGTCATGGGGGGCTTGACGCTGCCCCTTCCTCAGGGCCAGACCATCATTGCAATCTGCGATGGCACCAACATCTACAACGCACAGACGGCGACGTCGAGCTTCATCAACGCCTTGACGATTGGCAACGGATCAGCCGCGCAGCCATCACTCTCGTTCAGTGGTGACGCAGCCACCGGCCTGTACCTTGCAGCAAGTAATCAGCTTGGCTTCGCCGTTAACGGCGTCAACGCAGCAACCTTAACTTCAACTGGCTTGCTTGTGCCTGTTGGCATCAATGGTGGGCAATTCGTATGACAGCAAAAGTCGTCACGCTGCAGGTCGGACCCGGCATTCAGCGGGACGGAACTCAGCTTGCCTCGGTGAGCTATGTTGATGGGAAATGGGTTCGGTTCCAGTACAGCCGACCGCGCAAAATGGCAGGCTACACAGGAGCCTTCTTGAATGCGTCAGGCATCAGTCGCGGCATGATCATGAGCGCCTCTGATGGCCTCAACTACATCATCTCGGGGTACAGTGAAGGCATTGAGCAGTGGACGACAGACAACGACAACGGAGTCGGTTTTGGCCCGACCGCTATTGAGCCAACCGGCCCCTTGGCTTTGGTATCTGTGACCAATCAGGGCAGTGGATACACCAACGGCACCTACACTGGCGTCCCCATCACTGCCGTGGGTGGCTCTGGCGCTCTTGCGACCGTCACCGTCTCCAGCAACTTGATCTTCAGCGTCGTGATCACCAATGCTGGTGTTGACTACGTCTACAACGAGTCAGTGAGCATCAGCGCAGCCAGCGTGGGTGGCACAGGCTCTGGCTTTGCAGGGTTCGTTGGCGGTCTAACGACGTACACGCCAAGCTCCAACACGCTTTGGCAGTTTGACATCGGCTATGACGCTTTTGGTGACGCCCAGAACAACCTGATTGCGCACCCCGGGCAGAACCTGAACGACATCTCCTCGACCGTCAACACCCAGCCAATGTATGGCCTGTTCACGGGCACGGAATTGCGTCCCGTGGGCGTCTTCACCGACACCGGCACCACCACCAGCGGATCACCCACAGTGACCTTTGCTGCAACCAACGCCAGCATTGGCTTTGGTGTGTCCGTGACCGGCACCGGGATACCCTCAGGCACCACCGTGTTGTCTGCTGCCGAGGTTGGCGGCGTGTGGACGGCCACACTGAGCGCCAACGCCACAGCAAGTGGCACCGTGCTCTTAACCTTCGACAACAACATCAGCGTGTCTGGTGGCGTTGTGATGCTGTTCCCGTACCTGTTTGTCTACGGCAACAACGGATTCATTGGGAATTGCGCGGCTGGTGACTTCAACAACTGGACGTCTGCCGACTCCAACAAGAACAACATCTCCTCGACAAAGGTGGTCAAGGGGCTGCCCGTGCGCGGCGGCACAACGTCGCCTGCAGGCCTGTTCTGGACGCTTGACTCCGTGGTGCGCGTCACCTACCAGCCGACTCAGGTTGGCAGCGCCACCATCTACTGGAAGTATGACCTGATCACGCAGCAGTCGTCGATCCTGTCGAGCCAGTGCGTCATCGAATACGACGGCATTTTTTACTGGGTGGGCACAGACCGGTTCTTGGCCTACAACGGCGTGGTGCAAGAGGTCGAGAACAAGCAGAACTTCAACTACTTCTTCGACAACCTAAACTATTCCCAGCGTCAAAAGGTCTGGGTCAGCAAGGTGCCTCGCTGGGGTGAAATCTGGTGGTTCTTCCCCAAGGGTGACTCGGTCGAGTGCAACGACGCCATCATCTACAACGTGCGCGAGAAGGTCTGGTACGACGCAGGCGAGGCATTGGGTGCCCGTCGCTCCGCTGGCGTGTTCTCTGAGGTCTTCCGCAAGCCTGTTTGGGGTGGAAACGTGGAGAACACCTCCGGCAACTACACCCTGTGGCAGCATGAGACCGGCACCAACGAGGTCTACACCAACCGGGTCAACGCCATCGAGTCATTCTTCGAGACCAACATCTTGGGCCAGCGCACCGGCCTTGTTGGTTCGGTCGAGCAGCCGGGTGACAACGTCTGGACTCGCATTGAGCGAATTGAGCCTGACTTCGTGCAGTCTGGTGGCATGGAAGTCATCGTCACCGGCAAGTCCTACGCCGAGGGTCCGGACGACCCATCGGAGCCTTACCCGTTCGATCCAAACACGCCCAAGGTTGACATGAAGGAGCAGCGCCGAGAGATGCGCCTGCGGTTCAGCAGCAACACCCAAAACGGTGACTATTTCATGGGCCGTGTGCTCCTGAGCATAGACACTGGCGACGTTCGCGGTACGGGGAACCCGTAATGATCATATACGACCCTCGCGGCATGACGTGGGACCAGTATTGCAAGCTGATGGCAGAGCTGTTTGCCGGAAATCAGCTTGGATACGTCCCAGAGGAGCGCTGGAGGGATTGGGTCGACGGTATGAATGGCATCGGGTATTTTGTCCAGTCCGGCGTGCCGGATCACCGTGGTTTCGAGGAATGGCAGGACTGGGCATCTGTCATGTGCGGAATAATGGCAATCGAAACATAAAATTACGTTTTTCAAACTGCAATTGATAAACGAGACACGACATGAACTACTACCCACTCCCACCTGAAGCCGCGAAAATCCCCCTTGATGATTACACGGGGGTCATTGCCTTTTCTGGTGGCGTTGAGTCGACGGCCTTGATGGCGTGGGCTGCGCAGCGAAAAGAGAAGGTCGTTGCCTTCAACTTCTCCATCTCGCTGTCTGAGCCGCCCTACGGCCCAATTGAGGTCTGGCTTGCAAAGCAGCGCGTGAACGCCCAAGAGATTGCCGACAAGTTTGGCATCCCCATGATGGAAATCGACACCCAGATGACCAACATGGGCACCATCAGGAATGAAAAGCCCGAGTACAAGTATTCCTTCCAGCGTTGGTACATCTCCTTCTTTCTGGGGATGATGACGGTCTACAACCCGCACATCGAAAACCTGTACTACGGCCTGAATGACGAAGACACGAGCGCAACCAACCCAGAGATTCGAGCAACTCTTGAGAAATTCATTGGGATGATGGCCGGTGAGGGCAAATTCAAGACACCCCTGTCGCACATGACAAAATCCCAGCAATGGGAGATGATCCCGGATGACATCAAACCACTCGTTCTGACTTGCTACAACAAGGTGTGCGGCACATGCTTCAAGTGCCAAGAGCGAATCAAAGCAGGGATACCGCTTAAATGAAAAACGACATCGTGTCTCGCGTTCGGCGAGGAGGACTTGCTGAAGACCCGCGCATCAAGTGGCCCGTCATGTACTTTGATGGTGGTGGCGCTGCTGCAGGCAATGCCGCTGCCGACGGTGTGGGTTCCTGCGGAATGGGTGTGGGCAACATAGGCAACTCTGACACCAGCAACACCTCGGATTCTGAGTTTGGCAATTTAGATGCTGCAATGGCAGCTCAAGCTGCTGCGCCTGCAGCACCGGGCCTGTCTGCTGCAGACGCAGATGCAGCCATGGCCGAAGCTTCGGCAGCCGCAAACGCAGCGAACGCCAACACCGGCTCCGTTGCCACCAATGGCATGACGATGGGAGACTTGGCGGCTTTGTCTGCTATGGGTCTCGGCGACACTGATATTTCAGACAGTCAGACCGTGGATCAAGCAATGGCATCTTTGGGGGTGGCATCAATGTCCCCCTCTCAGGTGGCCTCCATGCTCGGAATGGTCAGCCCTGCGCTTGGTCAGATGGTTTCGATTGCTGCAGGAATTCAAGGATTGATGTCTGGGCAGGTGAGCCTTGGTCAGACGGCGGTCAATGCCGCAGTCAGCATGACCGCACAAGCGCTTGGCATTCCAACTGGCGTTGTCGCAGGCGTAGTAAACGGCAACCCCGGGCAAGCTGTTTCGGCGGCAACAGCCTCCGCAATCGGCCAAGGATTGGCTTCTTCAATTTCATCAATCACAGGCATGCCTCAAGGCATGGTTTCGGCTGCTTTGGGCGTTTCCGGCGTGACATCTGGAATTGGTCAGGGCATTTCAGGCGCGGTCAACTCAGCCATGGGGACGTCCCCAACCGGGCAATCGAATACGTCTGCAATTGGTCAAGCGATAAGCGATGCCGTCGGCAACATTGGAAACATTGGTGGCTCCTCGTCTGGGACATCTGCTGGCGCATCAGTCGGAACGGAGGGTGGCGGCGGTGGCGGAGAAACTTTGGTTGCTGGCCTGCCAACCTTGGCGTCCCTCGGCGGTGAGGATGGTGCAATCTCAGACCCTAAGTTTGCATCCAGCCTATTTTCCGGACTTAGCAGCCCTTCCTTGGGTTCAAGCAAAACAGACGAGTCCAAGCTATTCTTGGACGCACGGCCCGACTTCCTTGCCGCCAAGGTGGCTGGCTCCGGGCGAGACCCTGAAAGTGGATTAAAAATGGAAGAGCTAAAGCAAATTGTGGGTGGTCTCTCTCGAGAGCAAATGGGCGGAGACACCAGAGTTTTTGCCAGCGGTGGATCGTCAACATGCAAGTCATTTGACGAGAGCCGAGAGGACTTTGACGCTAGAAATAATCCAAAGCTTGCCCCTGAAATGGCGGACTTCCTGCCATCCTCCTCGGGCAAGAGGAAGGCGTCGTTGGGCTTGGGGCAACTCAAGCAGTTCCAGCCCCAAATTTCGGCCTCAGGCAACATGGGCGGCATGGCCCGTGGCGGACTTCCAAAGAAGTATCAGGACGCAGCACCCGATGGTCACAACCCAGAGTTTGTGACGGGCCTGACGGGCTTCTACGCCTGCGGACGGGGCACCGGGCAGTCTGACTGCATCCCAGCTATGCTGCACGATGGCGACTACGTCATGGATGCCGAGGCGGTGTCCGCGCTGGGCGACGGCTCCAGCAAGGCAGGCAAAGAGGTTTTGGAGAAGTTCCACAAGCAGGTTCCTCACAATGCGGCCAGTGGCGGCAAAGTGGTGCCTGCAAAGATCGCTGACGGGGAGTACGTTTTCCCGGCAGGCTTTGTGACCGCTCTTGGTGGCGGTGACAATAAACGAGGTGCTGAAATTCTGGATGGTTTGCGCGAGAAGCTGCGAAACCACAAAAGATCGGCCCCCACCAGTAAAATCCCACCCAAGGCGAAATCACCGCTTGACTATCTCAAGATGGCGAAAGGTTAAAAATGGCAAATATCTTCCAATCCTCGCAGAACAAAACAACGGTAGCGCCATCGTTTTACACGGATTACCTGAGCAACCTAGCCTCTGCCGGTAAAACTGCCGCAGAACAGGCTGAATTTGTCGGGGCGCAGCCACTGCAGACAAAAGCCTTTCAAGAGGTGGGTCAGAACTTCGGTGCCGCCAAGCCTGCACTTGCCACTGGGCAGGGCTATTTGGGCCAAGCAGCCGGTCAGGACGTGACTGGGGCGGCTGCACCCTACCTGCAGGCGGGTACCGCGAACAGCCCTCTGAGCGCTGCGTCGCCGTACCTTGAGCAGGCTGTAGACACAAGCCCTGCTGATCTGGCTGCCGAGTACATGAACCCGTACCTGCGGACGGCAGTGAGTTCAATGTCGGATATTGCGCAGCGCAACATGCGGAACAACTTGTCTCCGCAGGCTACAGCTGCTGCTGTTGGGTCTGGACAATTTGGCTCTCAGCGAGGCGCTCAGGTGCTCGGACAAGTTCAGGCTGATGCACAGCAAAATCTGAACGCTGAAATTGCAAAGATGATGTCCACCGGGTACGGTCAGGCACTGTGCGCGGCTGGCAAACAGAATGCGCTTGGCGTGCAAGCTGGCACTACGGCTGGAAATCTGCAAGATGCCGAAAACAGAGCGCAACTTACAGCCGGTCAAACGGCTGCGCAGGCTTCAGCAAACGAAGGCAACCTGCTGAATCAGGCAGGCACAAACATGGGCACTTTGGCTCAGACCGGTGCCAACATGAACTTGGCTTGCATCAATGCGCTGGCGACCCTTGGCGGTCAGCAGCAGACGATTGCGCAGAACAAACAAAATTTCCCCCTCTCGACCTTGTCAACCTTGTCTGGTCTGCTGCAGGGTTACAGCATCCCCGTGGGAACAAGGACAACCGTCTGCGCGTCTCCATTGTCAACACTTGCTGGTGGCGTCACTGGGGCCATGGGCCTGTACGACAAGTCGCCCGGCTTCAAGAGTTTGGTTGATACAGGACTTGGGAAAATAGGCAGCATTTTCGGCGGCTCTTCTTCGTCATCCGGCGCTGGACAAGGCGGCACAACCGGCACAGACATTTATGAGCCTGACTGGTCTGGGCAGGGTGGCACGACCGGCACAGACCCTTGGGTTCTTGAAGACACAGGCAGCATTGGGTGTTTTGCTTGCGAATGCTGGTTCTTTGCAAAAGATGGCGGCTCAATCTCCCCCAAGGCACGAGGCTTCACCGGCTGCGCATCCACTCAAAACCGTGGCGCTTTGCCATCGAAGAAAGGTTAAATCATGGCTGAAAAAGCACCTTTGTCTTCCGTGCCGCTGTTTGCCATCCCCGAGATTGGGATGATCAAAAACCCGACTGGTATTGGCTCAATCCCAGAGGTCACCGCTGCTCAGGAAAAGTACACGCAGTCGATCAAAGAAATGGCCGACAAGCTTGAGCAACGCTACGCCAAGCCCAACTATTTCAAGATCGCTGCAGGCTTCCTCAAGCCCCAGCTTGGCGGCTTCTCTGCGTCACTGGGTAGCGCGAACGAGGCCATGGGTGAGCAAGAAGAACTGCAGCGTGCGATTGCGCCCACAGTGGCCCAAATGCGCTCCCAGATCGCTCTGAACGAGTACGGGCTGGCGCAGGGTACTGCTGCATCAAAAATCGCCCAAAGAGCCGCATCCGAAGGGCGTATCACGAACCCATTGGAGGCCTCAAACATTGCTGGCCTCACAAAGGGTCCGGGTTCTGTCCCAGAGGCTGGTCAGGCAAGCTCGACAGCGCAGTTCAATCAACTCGTGCAGGCAATGAGTTCTGGGGCCAGCTACGCCGAACTCGTGTCGAGGTTCCCCAAGTCTTTTGTGGACCAATACTACCCAGTTGCGATGCAGATGATCCCCGGGCTAAACATCCAAGCAGGCACCCCAAGCAGCCCTCTTGGCGGAGCTGCACCTGCGGCTCCAGCAGGAGGTCAAGAACCCGCCCGAATTCCCGGCGTGCCAACTTCAATGATGGGCAATTTGCCGCTTGCTCCGCAGCTTGATGCAGCGGCTCAAAACGTGCAGGCCATGCAGGTGGAGCGCGACACCATCAACAAGGACTTGTCGAAACAAGCCGCTGGTGCGGTGCCAATTTTTGAGGCGTCGACCAACCTGTACAAGGCAGCATCCAATCCTGACTTGGAGAAGGCGTTCGGCGTGTTCGAGAAGGGCGACCCAATCGGTGCAATCGGTAAGGCGCTGGAGAGCGGCAGCTTCCCAAGGGTGCTCGAAAACATGCGCCAGCAAATCATTGCTGCGCGACTTGGCCGTGACCGTGAGAAGCGTGCCATCTCCGACTTGCAGGCCATGGAAGGCGCACTGGCCGAGCTGAAAGTCCAGATGAACAACGGCGTGCTCAACCCAACCGACTTCCGCACGGTTGCCGAGGGCGAGTCGATCCCCGGCGTGCGCAACACGCAGGATGCATTCTTGCGCGGCGCTGCACGAATCGGCTCCACGGCATTGACCAAGTACGAGACCAAGGCCGCATTCGACAGAGCACTTCAAAATCCAGACTTCAACGTGCAGCAGTGGATCAGCTCACCCTACTACCGCGACGTGCAAGAGAACTCGAAGAAGCGCACCCAGAGCGTGATCACGAACCGCGCAAGCCAAGAGCTTCCGTTGTTCATGCGCAATGGATTGACTGGTGCCTTCCAAGCCCCAGAAGGCGGCAAGCCAGAAGGCGGCAAGCCAGCAGCTTCCTCGTCCCCAAGTGGCACGCCAAAAAATCGCCCCAGTGAGCGCGTGATTGGTGGTAGTGTTTGGGTAAAGGAAGGCAATGACTGGGTCAATACAGGACGCAAAGCACCATGACAACACTTGCTGAATACAACAACAACCCGGGCAACATCAAACCCGCCAAGGGTGTGAAGTATGAAGGCCTGATTGGCGTCGACGAGCAGGGCCACGGCATTTTCCAAACGCCGGAGCAAGGTCAAAAAGCGCTGATAAACGACCTGACATACAAGTTGGAAAAGCGCGGGATCAAGACTCCTTCTGAGTTTGTGGATGCCTACAACCCAGCAAGAGAAGGTGTGGACGAAGAGGGCCGAGTCAACTACAAAATCTACATTGCTCAGAAGTTTGGTCTGAAGAGCACTGGCGATCCATTCCCGGAGAACCCCATTCCAAATTTGGCGAAGGCTGTGACGGCTTTTGAGGGTGGTACGTGGTACACCCCTGACGGTGGTGAAAAAGAGGCTGCAAAGGCCGATTCTGAGCCTTCTTCAGCGGGTTCCTCCGAGAGCCAGTATGGCCCGACCTTGATTGGTGCCGAGCCAGAGGAGCGTGGTGGGGACGATGCGGATCGTGATATGTCGGCCTTGGAGACCGGAGCGATTGGATCGGTGCTCGGCGGCGCTGCTGGTTCCGTGTACGAGGCCAAGGCTCCCGTCTTCCGCATGGCTCAGAGGGTTGGGTTGCTGCCCGGTGGCAAGCCAATAACCCCTTCCGATGCGGCAACCTTGGTCGAGAAGGTCATGACGCCTGATGCTCAAGCTGCTGGTTCACGCAAGACTTATGGCGGGGAAAACTGGCAAAAGAGTTTGACCGGCATCTCTACGCCCGGTGCCCAGATGGACAAGGCCTCCCTTGACCTTGCCAAAGGCATGAATCAGGCAGTCACTGGTGGTGCACCCGGCTTCACTGGCGGCAAGATCACCGAAGGCGGGATCATCTTGAATCCACGCGATGCGGCTGCCGTCGATGCAAAGCGACAAGCGGCGATGGTAAGAGCTGCAGAGAACGAGGCTCGTTTCCAGCAGATGATGCAAAACATCAACAAGCCAAACGCCGTGAAGCAGGCGGCAAGCCGGGTGATGTCTTCAGCGCCAGCAAAGGGCAGCCTTGCTGGTCTGGGTGTTGGGTTCAATACTCAAGACGCCTACAACAAGTTCGACCAAGGCGACTACACAGGTGGTGCGCTCTCCACTGGTGCTGCCACGGCAAGCGGGTTGAGCCTTGTGCCAAAGCTGGCGCGTGTAATGGGTCCGGCTGCGGTCGGAATGACTGCCGCATCTCAGGTGGCTGGCGACTTGTATCGAGGCGACAAGCAAGGTGCCGCAGAGAGTGGATTGACAGGCCTTGCAGCCATGTTCCCGAGGGTTTTTGGACCAGCCGGTGCTTTGACCTATTCGAGAGGTTTGAATGAGGGCGAAGATGAAGAGCTTGCACGCAGGCGAAAAATGCAGCCAACCATCTCGCCATGATCATGCTGGCCGTCTCCCCAGCGTGAGGGCATTGCAGTTGCCCCTTTTACAACCCCTCCCCGTCATTGGGGAGGGGTTTTTTTAATCGTCCAACGCTGCTGCAATCAACAGGACGACAACGATGATGAAGAGCCAATGCATCACATCGCTCCGCGCTTGTCGTGAAGCGCCTCGGCCACCAAGTAGTTGAGGCTGCGCACAAACTTGATGCACTCCTCGCGCTCTTTGCGAACAGCCGCAACGCGCTCGTTGGCAGCTTTCTCTGTGGCCTTCTTGGCGATGGCGTTGCCCAGCTTCACCAAGTCATCCTGAAGCAGGTTGTAGTCCCCCTCCAGCTTAGTGTTGATGAAGGCGTCGACGATCTCTTGAGGTGTCAGGATGTTCATTTTTTGCTCCGTTTTTTTGCAAGCGTCACTGCGCTCCACTCGGACACCTCGACCTCCAGCGCCTTGGCTTCGTGAAGTTGTTGGGCCAGCAGGTAGCCCTCAAGAGGCCAAATCTGGCGCACAGCGTCTTGAAACGCATATTGGCGACCAAGGTCACGGCTGAACTCAGCCGGGTCCACGCAGGCACTGTAGCCGTTGATGGTGTAGCCGTTCTCCATGGTGAGTTGGCAGATGGTGGTGCGACCGTCGGGCAAGACCAGATAGGTCTCACCCTTGATCTTGGCTTTGATGCCGTCAAGGGTGACCTTCATGCCTTACTCCTGAGTGCCGATGTCGAGCTGGCTTTGCTCGGTCACGACGGTTGCCGTTTCAAGCTGCACGCCCTTGCCCATCAGTTGAGCCACGTCAATAGCTTTTGCCACGTCGACGGTGAAGGTTTTGCCTGCAACGTGACGAAGTGCCTGTGCTTGGCTCACGGCCTGCACGAGGTGGGTGTTTGCACCGTTGGTGACTTTGTAGATGCGTTGTTCTGCTGCCATGATGATTCTCCAGTTGATGAATTTTTAAATGCCAAAGCTGTTCTTCAGCTTCCAGTAGCGAAGAAGGCACTGGAACATTTCCCAGCCCTTCACAAGTTCCTCCTCTGACCACTCCACGACCTTCACGAGGCCGGGGTGAGTGCGAGAGCAGAACACGTTTGCACAGCGTGCATGCGGTAGGTGCAGGCCATGCCGATATGCGGCAAGCTGCAGCAGGTTTTCGTCGTAAGCGTCAACCTTGTCGTCGGGACCAAAGTCCTTTGTCTTGGCGTCCAGAACGATCCCCACGGGGGCGTATTGATCGGCCTCTGTGTAGAGGTCAACCTTGCCGCCAAAGCCCAGAGAACTGGCAAAGGATCGCTCCGTGAGCCACGACTGCATGGGGTGGGTCTTGAAGTGGTTGAAGACGGCCTCCTCGAATGCCAAGGCGATCTCCTTGTGCTCCACGTCCTTCTTGCCGCCGAACCACGACTCGATGGACTCATGGATGCGCGTGCCCTTTTCTGCGGCCTGCTTCCCTGTTTCCTTGGAGTCGGCCACGATGCGTGCGATGTAGGCCTTCTCAGGCTCATCTGGGCGCATTGGCAGCGTCATGGCAGACAAGAGCATCTGCTCCAGCTTCCACTGCTCCAAACCGGGCTTTGCAGCGACTTTCATGACGGTGGTGACCGAGGGCACCAAGTCCATCTTTCGTGCGTCCCTGAGGGTCGTGGAGCGGTCGGAGCCGTCCTTTGCCTTCACGGTGTACTGGGGGCCACCATCTTGGCGGTACCAGTGCACGGATTCAGCAGATCGAGCGATGATGGTGGTCATGTGCCTTCCTTCTCTGTGCGGACATCGCGCCATGTCCCGTAAATCTGAACGAACATATCGCCAGCAACGTCCTTGCCATTGTTGTGCTCGTGGAACTGCTGGAGTATCTTGACCGTTCGGCCAGTGGATACCCCAGTGTCGGGATTGCTGTTGATGATTTCAGTGCGCTCGACAAAGCGCAGGTGGAGTGTTGGTGTGCTAATCATTACCACCACCCAAACCAAATGCCGGTGCCGTGGATGTTGGCGACCGGAAAGAATAGAGCGCCTGCAATCAGGAAGCCCCAAGAGGAGGCCGTCAAGCATGTCACCACATGAGTGAGCCATGAGCTAATAAGCCAGACAACAAAAGTCAAACCCAAAAATGAATCCATGATGTTCTCCTAATCAAAAAGGAATGTCGTCGTCTTCATCAAACGCAGGCTTGCCCGGAGCACCGGCTGCAGCAGGCGTGCTGCCTTGCGGCTTGTTCAGCTTTTCCCACTCAGGCGAAGAGGAAATCTTGAGCTTCAGGTTGTCGCTGAATGCGTTGAACATTTCCATGTCCGGCTCAGAGATGCTGAACAGCTCATTCTTGTTGACCGCGACCGGCAAACCGTTTTGCTTGATCATGGCTGGCACAGGGGTGACACCACTGACGTTGGTGTACATCTTGTTGCCTTCCTTGGCTGGGCGCTCAATCACGTTGACCATGCACCAAGCGCCAAGCACGTTCTTCAGGTCGAAGCGACGCAGCTCTTCTTGCGTGAAGGGCTTACCGCGCCAAGACTGCAGATCAAGTCGCAGGTTGGCCTTTTCGGACCACGACATGGTGTAGTTCTTGAAGATGGAGAATGGACGACCGTCCTGCATTTTGATGGGGCTGCCATCGTCGTTCATGCCGTGGATTTCCCATCCCAGCATCACCTTGCGCAGATACTTTGTCTGGCCCATGTACTCTGATTTCTGGGTGCCCAGATCGATGATTCGGTAGCAGCGTGCGAGGTGCATGCCTGAAGGGCACTTCTCGAAGTTGCCACCAGTGTCTTCAACAATCAAACTCATGTCTTTCTCCTGTTAAACGTCCGCATTGGACAAAACCGGTCAACGTGACCGTGATAAGACTATAACATGGAATTAGAGCCTGTGCTATAGTTGCACACAGAAAGGATGGATATGAACCTCAAACAATATTTCAAGGACGAGCCGTATGGATCGAAGAAGGAAATGGCCGAGTACCTTGGCATCACGCCAACATGGCTTGGTCTCCTGATTCGCAAAGCACGCCGCCCGTCACCTGAACTGGCAAAAAAAATCGAGAAGGCCACACAAGGCTTCGTGACAGCAAAAGAACTGCGCCCTGATATTTTTAACTGACCCAATGTTGGGTTTTTAACTGGAGAGTGAGATGAGAAAAGTGAACCTGAACAACATCAGAATTGATGGAGGCACCCAGTGTCGCGTCGTCCTGAACCAATCGAAAATCTACGAGTACTTGCAGTGCATGAAAGACGGCGACGAGTTCCCGTTGATCGAGGCTCGGTTCGATGGCGCGACCTACTGGCTGACGGATGGCTTTCACCGCTATCACGCCTACAAGCTGCTGGGCCTCAAAGAAGTCACCATTTCGTACAAGCCCGGGACGCAGGCGGAGGCTGTTCTTGACGCCCTCAAGGCCAACAGCAAGCACGGGCTGACCCTGTCGAGCGAGGACAAGGAAAACAAGGTCAACATGGCCCTGTCCTTGCCCGATGGCGACAAGATGTCCAACTACGAGATCGCCAAGCTGTGCGACGTGTCCCAGTCCTTTGTGGCCGGTGTGCGTGACCCAGCGAAGAAGAAGAAGCAAAAAGAGGCCAAGGATCGCCACATCCAGAAGAAGGCCGAGGAAATTACTAGTCAGACTAGTAGTCCCGAAAATACTAGTCAGACTAGTATTGAGCCTCCAAAAGCCCCCTCTGGCCTTGACACTGGCGCTGCCCCTGACGAGGACGAGTTGAGGGCCAACGAGCTGGCGATGCAGGCCGACATCGACATGATGCACAAGATGCTGGAGTCCGACGATGCACTGGCAACTGCACACGAGGAAATCAAGCGCCTGAACTACCAAAATGCCCAGCTTGAGATTCGCCTGCACGGCCTCATGAACGAACGCAACGAAGCCGTGAAGATGGTGAAGAAGCTGCAAAAAGAACTCGACAAATCGAAAGCCAAAAAATGACCAACACCCTAGCGCCAAATGAGCGTGATGATGGATTCCCAACACCCCGCCCGTTTCAACTGACTGCCCACAACGCCCTTCGCCAAGGGTTTCGTGACGGCCACAAGAACCAACTGATCATGGCCCCCACCGGGGCTGGCAAGACCTATCTTGGTCTGCGCATCTGCAACGAGGCCATGCAAAAGGGCAAGCGTGCCGTGTTCTTGTGCGACCGCACCACGCTGATCAACCAGACCTCTGAAGTCGCTGATCGGTATGGCCTGTACGACCACGGCATCATCCAAGCCAAGCACTGGCGTCGTCGCCCTGACGAGCTGCTGCAGATCGCATCTGTGCAGACCATTGCCAAGCGCGAATACTGGCCCAAGATGGACGTTCTGGTGGTCGACGAGGCCCACACCGCATACAAGGCGTGGACTGAGTTTGCAATGAGCACCGGGGCTGCTGTGATCGGCTTGTCGGCCACACCGTTCACCGTGGGTCTGGGAAAAATCTTTACCAACTTGGTAAATGCCACGACGATGCACGACTTGACTCAGCAGGGCGTGCTGGTGCCCATGAAAATCTTTTCGTGCCACCGTCCTGATATGTCTGGTGCTGAGACCGCTGGTGGTGAGTGGACCGACCGTGCAGCCGAGCAGCGCGGCATGGAGATCATTGGTGACGTGGTGTCCGACTGGACCAAGCACGGCGACAACCGCAAGACCATCGTGTTTGGCGCGACCATCAAGCACTGCGAGGAGCT